CAAAATACAAACGGTTGGTTATTTAGAGTCCATAACGGTTCTGGTTTTATTCACAAAGGATCTTGGGGTGGTGGCACCTCAGCGACAATCCTCGACTCGTCGAACTACAACTCCTTCGCTCCTACACTGACTGGCACTGGAGCAAGCGGAACGTGGAATATAAATGTTGCGTGGTCCAACATCACTAGCAAACCGACCACCTTCAGCGGTTTTGGCATCAGCGATATCGCCTACGGAAATACCGGAACGCGTAATGTGTATACAATCACTAATTGGAACCAGACGACCTACGGAAACGCCCACTTTCTTTCTTCGGAGAACGGAACCGCCAACGCCCCAACACCCGACTTCATTTACGGCCTCCAGACTTCTTTTCATCGTGACGGAACGGGGTACCGCACCCAGATGGTCACGGAGCTTTACAGCTCTCCTGTGAGTATCTGGGTTCGTAATTCTCGGGACTCGGATGTATGGACTACGTGGTACAAGCTGTTGCACTCGGGAAACTACAACTCCTTCGCTCCCACGCTGACTGGCACCGGAGCAAGCGGAACATGGAGTATAAATGTTACAGGTAATGCAGTTACTGCTGGAGGATTGGCTGTTCAAACAGGAAATAATTACGAAGCAAATAAAATAGTAAGAACACAAGAAAATGGTTACATTCATGCCGGTTGGATAAATACGATTTCAGGAGACAACAGTACTGTTGCAATTGACAAAGTTTATGCTTCTAATGATAATTATATAAGATATTATTCGCCAGCTAATTTTAGAACCGTTCTAGATGTTCCAACAAGAAATGGTGGCGGTGTTACAAACTTTGGTATCAATATTGCACCATCAAATAGATTACATATAAATGGTGATGGAACAAATCCACCTATTAGAATTGACAATACCACTCTAGCCGGCGGAGCATCTAACACCAGAGGTTTTCTTGGTTGGTTACCAATATCACTTGGGGGAACAACTAGATACATTCAAATTTATACTTAAAAACATATGAACGATATAGAATATACAATATGCAGATATGAACTTTATCCACCGGATTTTCACACATCAATCGTTGTTGGATTTTTGGTTAAAGATTTATCAACTGGAAATACAGGTACAATGGAAAAGTTAATACCATTGGAAGATTCAAACGGTAAAACTCAAGGTGAGGTTTGTAATTTGGCATTTTCAAGATTAACAAAAGAAAATCAAAGTTTACTTGACTATTTTCAAAAGAAAAGAGATACTGTGGTAGGAAGCGTATTCATTCCAAACTGATTTAAAATGCCAAATAGATTATTGCTTGCAAGCGACTATAATTTTATATCAGGTTACAATATATTATTGTCAACAATTTTAGAAGAATCGTTAAATAAAAATGTGGTGGTAATACCAAAGTGTTATTCTAAAATATCAGACAAATTTAAAAATTATTTTAATGATATTCCACCAAAAAATGGAACTGAAAAAGAATTATTGTTATTTCCGTCTTTTAATTATCCCGATATTCAACATCCTTTATTACACATTCTAAATGGTAAAAATAAAACATTTTTTAGCATGTGGGAAGCAAGTAGAATTGGGGATTTTTATATTGATAAAATAAATATATTTGATCAAGTTATAGTACCAAACAAATGGAATAAACAAACATTTGAAAATCAAGGATGTACTACTAGAATTACCGTGGTAAATCTTGGTGTAGATACAAAGATATTTAATTATACAGAACCAAATAATAATGATTTTTTTACATTTGGAACTGGTAATGATGATCCAAGAAAACGATTGCCAGAAGTAATAAAATGCTTTATAAAAGCATTTCCAATTGAAAAAGATGTTCGTCTATCAATCAAAATATCAAATCAATTATCACAAAAATTTACAGATAGTAGAATTGAATTCAACACTCAAAATTTTACTAAACATCAATTAAAAGATTGGTATTGTTCAAACGACATATTCGTTTCTGCTGTAAGTGCAGAAGGATGGGGGTTAATGCAACACGAAAGTATGGCATGTGGTAGACCTGTAATTGTTGCAAATTATGGTGGATTAAAAGAATTTGTGACAGAAGATAATAGCTTTTGTTTAAATTACACCGAGGTTGACGCTACTGGTTTTTGGGAGTTTCCTGGTGCAAAATGGTCAAAGTATGATGAAGAACATATGATAGAAACAATGCGATATTGTTATAATAATAGAGACAAAGTAAAAGAAAAAGGTATAATTGCAAGCAAAGATGCTTGTAAATTATCAAATGAATTGTTTATAGAAACTCTATTAAAAACATTATCGATAGACTTTTAATTTTTCATGCCCGACAACAACGTCTGTATCAATAAATACTTTATAACCCAGTTTTGTTACTTCTCTACACCAAGCAACATCCTCCATTGTAAAGTCAGTTGAACCTCGAATATTAACAAATTCTGGACGAAACCATGGGTATTTCATGCTTTCAAATACGCCTCGTTTAACCAACATAAATCCAAACCCAGTGTAAACTACCGGATATTTTTTCCATTTTTTATATTCAGATAACATAGAATCATCCATGAATTGAAAATTTCCATTCTGTTGAAAGTATTCTTCATCCCAATATGGTACTGTCGCGTAGTGTGTGCCGCCGTCCATCTTATACAATCCACTCATAATATCTTCTTTATGATCTAACAACTTTTGAAATTGTTGTGGAGTAAAAATGATATCACTATCTAACCACATCATATAATCATAATCTACTTTTCCTCCAAATGGCAATTGGTTTTCACCGGCTAATATACTACCACCCAGACACATATTACGAGCGTAATAAATATTACAACTGTATTTTTGATTATAGACTAATTGAATCCCTTTATAATAACAATAAGATAATAGGTTAGTCCATGATTGTAAGAAGTTTCCGCTGAATTCTTTGCCTGGTAAACAAAACAAAATTTTCATAAATAAAATAATATTTTTTCCTGTTCAATAATATATATTATTGTTATAACCTAGAAAGGATATTTTAATTATGGAAAACCAGTTATCTAAACTTAGTATTACAGAACTTAAGGCTGCAGTCTATGACGAACTTGCAAAGGTCGAACAATCTCAAGCAAACATTCGTATTCTAAATCAAGAATTGCGGAACAGACTTCAACCGCAACAACAGGAAATTCCCCAGAACGGAGGATTGTCACAAGTAACTCAGTCCGATTTTAATCCCCCATCTCTATAAGTATGTCAGAGCCAATTAAGTTAAAACAGGAAGAGCTTGATGGATTGAAACAAATTCAGTCTAAGTATCAAGAGAAAATCTATCTTTTTGGTCAATTTTATTTAGAGCGTGTTGCGCTTGACGAAAAGATTAAACAGCTCGCAGATGCGGAAACTAAAGCTCGCGAAGAATATGCTGAGATTCAAAAAGAAGAACAATCGTGGGTTAATAAAATTGCCGAATCTTACGGTGACGGAAATTTGTCTCTTGGAGATGGAACATTTGTTCCAGCTAAAAAGTAATCTTAGTTTATAATTACTATAACCGCAGCATTATTTAAATGCTGCGGTTTTTTATATTTAAAAAAGCAATCTCAATTTATAATATATAATTAAGCGCAACAAGCAACTTAATTAGATAACAAGATACTATTTATATTAAGCGGTTACTATACTCTTATATTATGCTTATTATAAATCTTTGTCAAGATAAATAAATTCCTACTATTTATTATATATATGATTAAATTTGATCGATTATTAAAAGAAATCTACGACGCAAATTTATTGGAACAACAGGAAATTATCACGTTATATCTTGATATGGACGGCGTTTTAGCCGATTTTGAATTACAATTTGAACAATTGACCAATGAAACTCCTTCGGTATTTGAAAGAAAAAAAGGTACAAAAGCAATGTGGAGTGAGATTTCTAAACAAGGTGTGAAGTATTGGAGTGAGATGAAACCAATGTCTGATTTTCATATTTTAAGAGAATATCTAACGGAATTAAAGAATAACTCAAAAGTTAATATCGAAATCTTGACAAGCACAAGTGCAGACCAAATTGGTGTAAACTTTCCATCCGAATCTGAAAAAATTGTTCGTGATATTGAGGCTGGAAAAAAATTATGGACAGACAAATATTTGCCTGGTATAAAAGTAAACTACGCGGATTCAGGAACAGACAAATCGAGATGGGCTACAAAATTAACAATATTGTTAGACGATTTATATAAGAATGTAGAACAATTTATTGCTGCTGGTGGAGAAGGTGTTGTATATAGAAATGCATCCCAAGCAAAAAAAGAGATAGAAGCCGCCGTGGGAGCAATAAAACAAACAAATGGACATAGTTGAACTAATATATGAAATATAGAATTTATAATACTCAACTTAATCCAGCAATATGGAGTGGTCTGGTTCTTAATAAAGAAATAAAAGACAAACTAATTCAAGTTGCAAATGACTTTTATAAAGACACTAAATTAACCGCACCTCTTGTTGACATATTGTTCGTTGGTAGTTTATCAAATTATAACTGGTCCAATCATAGTGACTTTGATATTCATTTAGTTATAAATTTCAAGAATATAAATAGTGACACTGAAATGGTTGAAAAATATGTAAACCAATTAAAATCTGCATGGAACAAAGATCATGATATTCATATAAATGGATATAATGTAGAAGTATTTATACAAGATGTGAACAAACAGAATAGGTCAAGTGGAGTATATTCACTATTAAGTGGGAATTGGATATCCAAGCCAAAATATGAAAACTTTAGCGTAGACAATAACTTAATACAGAACAAATACATCGATGTTGTGTATAAGATAAACAGTGCAATCAAAGAATCAAATCTAGAACTATTAAAAACAACCCTCAAAGATGTGTATGATATGCGTCAAGCTGGATTGGACAGAGGAGGAGAATTAAGCACAGAAAATCTAGTGTTTAAAATATTGAGAAGTAGAGGTCACTTAGAAAAAATTAAAAATGCCATTACTTCAACGTATGACCGACAGATTTCAACGGATAAATGATATAAAATACTTAGAATTGCCACAATCCCATATTCTATCATAACCGTTGTTTTTCATATTTTCCCATTCACTCAGTTTCTCATCGTAATTTTCCAATAATTTACTTAATTTATGTTTCTGGAAACTCATTCTGTGACGTAAATCTTTGTAATTATTAATTATATAATAATAATTGACAGGTGTAAAATCCACAAAATTAAATCCTAATTTTTCATATATCTTGCCACTAAAATATCGTCTATCACTATAAGTTACTATATTGTTGGGGTTATAATTATTTATAAAATAACTAAATAACTTGCTTGCTGCACCATTAACTATAGTATTTATCTTGTTACAAAACCTCACCAACTCCCATTCGCTTGTATTATCAAATCTTGAAGTTTTTCTAAAAGTCATCACACTTACAAGCTCGCTATTGTTAAATAATCCAATTTTTATAGATGATTTATCTTCCCCTTGTAGGTGATTTTCATTCAAAAAGGAATTTTTAACAGATTCTTTTATTTCCGAAACAACGCAGTTTCGTCCGTTTATTTTTGATATATCGGATATAGAATTAATAAAATTTTTAATAATTGACTTTACGATTTCTTTTTTATTTATCCATTCATTTTCAAATATATGAATTAAATGGATTCCGTGAGTCATACAACTTTTTGTTTTGTTGAGATGATAATATTTGTTTATTCCGCCTGAATTTTCACTATGCCAATAAAGACCATTAATTTCTATTGCAAAATTTTTCGAGGGAACATAAAAATCTAACTCTTTGCCATTTAAAACGGTTCTATCATTTCTCTTAATAATTTCTTCTTTTTTAAGAATTTCAATCAAAAACTTATAAATTTCATTCTCTACAGTAGTAACTTTATCTGGATGACAATAATCGCAAAAAATATTATTTAAGTTATATACCGTGCTTTCAAATGTTTTATTACATGTTTTACAACAAAAATTATATCTGTTAGAAAAATGATAACCTTTATATTCGTCATATTCACACAACCATATTAAATTCGATTCCTCAAAATGTTTTTTTAAAAATATATAATGATTCTCTTTTTTTGTATTTGAGGTTTGTTCATTTACGCTTTTAATTTTTTGCGAATTGTCAACCCCGTACCTTTCAATCAATGTGGATTTTATCTTTTCTAAATTTGTATATTTTTCATCACCATATCTTTCAAATTTGGTTTTCTTTACCTTTTTATTATAATCACTGTGTTTACTATAATGCTCTACCCCGTATCTCTCCAATAATGACTTTTTGAGATTTTCTTTGGTTTCATTCGTAGTCATCGGATGACCTCCATATTTCTCCAAATATGTTTGTTTTGTTTTATTAACACGAATACTATTAACTTCAATATCGTTTGCCGAACACCTTTTGCTGCAGTATATTCTTTTACGAGAAATTCGGCATTCAAATGGTTTTGAACAAACTTTACAATCTACCATCAACCAACGCAAATTATCTTTTTTTCTCGGCATAAATACCCTTTGATTCAAACATTGTATAATTATTACAAAAAAACAACAAAAAGTCAAAAAAATTATTTTTTCAAATATTTATTATAAACACATAAACGTGTATGAATTTAATCAATAAAAGGAGACACTAAAATGGCAGATTTACTAAATAGCAACGAAATATTTTTTACGAATTTCGAACCAAAAACAAAGAATCGTTTCATTTTATATTGTGACGGTATCCCTTCGTTTCTCGTAAGAAAAATAAAAAGACCAACAGTAAAGAGTGAAAAGAAAACTCTTGACCATATCAACATTCAACGTTACTACAAGGGTAAAACCACTTGGGATGATATTACAATGGAATTATATGACCCAATCGTTCCATCCGGCGCTCAAGCAGTAATGGAATGGGTTCGTTTAAGTCACGAATCCGTAACCGGACGTGATGGTTATAGTGATTTCTATAAAAAAGATTTAACAATCAACGTCCTTGGACCAGTTGGTGATAAAGTCGAAGAATGGACGCTTAAGGGTGCATTTATCACTCAAGCTGATTTTGGCGAAGGAGATTGGACTGACAGTGGTGAACCTCTTTTAGTTAGCGTTACTTTGAGTGTTGACTATTGCATTCTCCAGTATTAATAAAACATATTCCTTATTTTCCCCCACCAATAAAAAGGTGGGGTTTTTTGTTTATATAGATATTTATTAACACATGAATAACGAGAACGGAAGATTGTTTGTTGGAAGAATTCTTAAACAATTACAGGAAGATGCTGTTAAAGCGGAAAGAGGCAGAGTAGAACAAGATTATTACGGTTCGGAAGAAAAGAATTGGAAATAGCAAACAACGATTTAGTAGATAAAAAGAAAAACAATCCACTGCAATCAAATTAAAAGATCCTGAAAAAAGAGATGACGCTGAACAAACGGTAAAAGACGCAAAAAAAGAAAAGAAAGACGCAGAGGATAATGTCAAAGCTGTTAAAAGCACTCGTTTTTAAAATAAAATAATAAAAACTTTTGCAAGTTCAATATATATTGTTATATAATATAAAGTTATGGATGATAATTTAATGGTTCCAATTACAAGACAATCAACAGGATCGTCACAATCACAACCCAAAAAAGAAACAACATATCCCACTGAATTGATAGATTTACCAAGTGAGGGTCACTTCTACTCCGAAGATAACCCTTTGAGCTGTGGTCATGTCGAAATGAAACTGATGACGGCAAAGGAAGAAGATATTTTGATGAATCAAAATTTTATCAAGAAAGGTATAGTTTTAGACAAATTGCTTGAAAGTTTGATAATTGATAAAAATGTTAAATTGAATGAAATATTGTTGACTGATAAAAATGCATTGTATATTGCTGCTAGAAGATTGGCATATGGAGATAGTTATGGTCCAATTCAAATCAAGTGTAACAAATGTAACGAAAACAATCAACTTACAATAAATTTAGCAGAAATAAAGTATAAAGAATTAGACCTTTCTAAATTTGAAAAAGGTGAAAATAAATTTGAATTTGTATTACCTTATAGTAAGAAAACTGTTACTTTTAAATTATTGACACATCTTGATGAACAACAAATTGATGGGGAAATCAAAACATCTCAAAAGATATTAAAGGCTTCAAGTTCAAATGAACTTACTACTCGACTGAAACGCATCATTACATCAGTTGACGGAAACGAAGACGCTACTCACATAAGAAAATTTGTAGATACTGAGCTAACATCCAGAGATAGTTTGGCTTTGAGAAATTTTATAAAAGAAACATCACCGGAAGTTGATTCCTCTTTCAACTTTGTATGTGAACACTGTTCAAATGAAGAAAGGATGGGTATACCGATTACGGTATCCTTTTTTTGGCCTAACTCCTGAATACAGAGTGGCATTGCACGAACAAGTGTTTAGTTTAGCATATTATAGTGAAGGTGCGTTTACACAAGACATCGTGTATAACTTACCTGTTCATTTAAGAAATTTCTATCTAAACTTGTTAATAAAAATTAAAGAAAAAGAACAAGACCAAGTAGATAAATCATATTCAAAGAGTTCTAAAAATCCATCAAAAAGATAAATTTTATATATTTATTAATATATAAAATTATTATATGACAGGCTCATCTCAAAATTCTCAAACTGTAACAGATGCGGAAGAGTTGTTTAAAGAATTAAAAAAGATAACCAACCAATATCAAAAATCAGAACAAGTAGTCAGTGCTATAGGCTTAAAATATGCTAAGCTTGTAGAAGCAGCTAAAGAACTAAATGATGCTGAAGAAAAAACAAAAGCGATCAATGCAGTAAAAGAAACACAACAACTGAGATTAAACAAATTAAAAGAACTTCAATCTACGATTGAACAATTAGCTGCAGTAGATAATGCGAAAGATTTGACAGGCGAAGCGTTGTCATTTAATCAACAACAAAAGGCAACACTCACCGTTAATAGATTATTGTTAATGTCTCAACTTGGCATAACGGATGCAATTATAACTTCTAAGGGTGGTTTAGACGACATTATAAATAAATATAAAGAAATGCTGGTAGAACTTGACGAAAAAAATAAAAAAGAAGAAAAGTCCAAAAAATTAATGGGGGATATAAAGGAAGGAGCCAAATTGTTTTTTGGAGAATTGACCGGAATAAATGCATCGCTATTTACGATGTCAGGTTTTTTGATAGATATAGCAAAAAAATTTAATGAATTTGAAGACAGTGCTTTTGACGTTCGAAAGACGATGGGATTGATAAAAGGCGAAGAAGGTGTAAAGGGATTTGATACCCTTCTTACTAATGTAACGACTAAAATGGCGCGAATTGGAGTGACAGCAAAAGATGTAGGCGATGGAATTGCTAATATATCCAAAACGTTTGGCTCATCAGCATTTGCAACTGAGGATATTTTGGAAAACTTTACGGCTCTTTCAACAAGTTTTGGAATTGCAACTGACACATCTGCAAAATCATTAAAAAACTTGATGGGTATATCACAATCAAGTTCGGCATCCAACAAATCAATGATTGGATTTGCAAAATCTCTTTCGGCGGCTGCACAGGTTCCATTAGTCGAAATCATGCAGGATTTATCGACTATATCCGAAGCCGTGAGAAGTACATTCAGAGGAAGTTCTGAACAACTCGTCAAATCGACTGTTCAAGCAAGAAGACTAGGTATTACTCTAGAAGCAACAGGACAAATAGCAGAAAAACTATTAAATTTTCAAGAATCGATAAACGCAGAAATCGAAGCCAGTGTTTTGTTGGGTAAAAATATATCATTTAATGACGCGAGAGTATTGGCTTACCGAGGGGATATTTTAGGTGCATCTAAAAGTGTGTTAGAAACAGTAAAAAAGACAGCAGATTTGAATAAACTTGATTATTTTACACTAAAGGCTATCGCAGAAGCATCCGGATTAACTGTTGGTCAGTTACAAGAGAGCATACAGATAGAAAAAGATTTAAAAATATTAAGATCGTCAGGAAGTGAGGAAGCAAAAAAACTGACAGCTGAATATCAAAGATTGAACGGTCTTTCCGGAGAAGGTGTAAAAACCGAAGCAGAGTTAGCCATGGAAAGAATAAAGAGCACAAATAATTTAGCTCAACAAAAACAAATTTTAGCTGAAATACAATCAATGTTTTATGATATCGCAGCTCTTTTGATGCCTGTCTTTCAAGTTTTGGGAAAAATTGCAAAGGCATTAGGCGAACTCCCCAAGCCAGTAAAATATATTTTTCTTTCAGTAGGACTGCTTACAGCCGCATTCATAAAACTTAGCACAATTGGCGTCCCAGCCGTGCAAGGACTTGGTGCCTCAATTTCCGCATCAATAACTGCTATATCCGCCTCAATTTCCGCAGCAATAACTACTATATCCGCATCATTTACAGCTGCACTTACAACTTTAGCTACGGCAGGAACGGCCGTCACCTCTCTCTCTGCAATACTTGGTCCTGCTGCTGGAATATTATTAGCATTTGGCGCAGCTGCTATTCTCACCGGTGTCGG